GTGCATTTTGGGCAAGTCTAAACGCATCTACCGCCGTAATAGTGGTATAAGTAACCTCATCTGCGTTTTTAGGTGTAGTAGTAGTGTAGCTAGTAATAAAACCGCTAAAGATAGGGTAGGTAGTACTAGCGTAAGTAGCTGTTATCTGCACTTTACGCATAGGGTCTAGCAAGCCATAATAAGGGCCGCTAGTATTTTGTGGGTTAAAATCGCCGTTTTGGTCAACGATACGCATAGTTAGCGTACCTGTTTGGAATTGGTCGGCTTGTGGGTTACGGCCTCTATTGGTTTGTATTGTATCTACTACGTTAGACACATCTACAATTACTGCCGCGCTATCTGCTAGCAAGTTTGTATCTAATATGCCTGTATCTAAAATCATAGCTTGAGCAAAGCTAGGCCCAGTACTAAAGTTAATAACAGCGTTTATTACTGGCAGGGTCATAGGCCACCGGTGTAACGCAACGGGTCACCTTTACGCTCTAGGTCTAATATAGCTCTTTGTACAGCTTGGCTTATTGTGTCCTCACTACCTACTACACCTGCGTTTACACTTACGTTATAGGTGTTACCTCTTTCCTCTAGTTTACGAAATCCAGCAATATCTATACCCATAGAGTCTAACGTCTGTGAAGAGGTAAAACTTGAGGCAGATAGTATTTTAGATAACGCTAATTCACTCTCAGCTAATAAAGCATCTGCAAAATATATTTCTGACTCAGCCAACAAACGCAAAGCGTCTGCGTGTGCGTCTACAGCTTTTATAGCATCTGGGTCACCTGCCTTATATCGTTCCGCTATTTCTGGGTCTAAAATGTTATCATCAAAATCACGGTCGGCAGATTTTGGCGTAGGACATAATAAGTTTATATTAACTTCTGCCATTTTTAGTAATACCTTATAGGCATCATCTAAGTTTTTTAAGTCTATAAGAGTTTTTGGTAAAAACTTATCGTATATTTTTTCAATTTCTTTCAACTTAAACTCTTGTTTTTGTAAAATGCCTAACGTTTCCAAATCTATATTTAATTTTTTAGCTAAACGTATAGCCTCTGCTACTGCTCGTTCTTTTTCTTTATCTGTAGTTGCCGCTTGAGCCGCTGCTATAGCATCTTCAAGCTGTACCATAGTCTGTTTAATAGATAGGCGGGTTAAGTCATTGGCAAGCTGTAGTTTTTGTTGTTCTGTAGCATTAGCCCCTAGTTTGTTTATTTCTTCTTGCTTAGCTAGTAACGCCGCCTGTACCTGTATTTTATCTAAATCAAATACATCTTCACCCTTGCCTAGAGCTAGGGCAGCCTTATCTAGTTTGGCTTGCATTTCTTTTTCTTTAGTTTTTGCTAATTCTGCTGCCGCTTGTTTTTTAATAAGTCCTAATAATTCTTTAGCGCGTTTAGCTGCCTCTGCCTCTGCCTTTTTTCTAGCTGCGTTTATTTTATTTTGTGCATCTAATGACCCAGATAACGTCATAGGTGTTGTAAATGGCTTAGGAGCTAATCTTTGCGTTTCACCTATGCCCTGCAAAATCTTTAAGTATGCGCCTAATACCGGGATATTACCTACATCAAAAAACGCCATATTTTCAGACTTAGGCAGTTTATTTAATACGCTAGTTAGAGTTGCAACACCTGTAATAACGTCTGCTATTTGTTGCCCAAACTCTGCCATAGCCTTAGTAGCTGACCCTATGCCCTGTTCCCCGGCTAATAAGGCAAAGCCATCTACTAAACTTTTACCTATGGTTTCTTGCATATTATCAAACGATACTTTTAATAAATCTATTTTGCCTGCGTAGGTATCTAACCTAGCTTGGTTTTGCCCGCTAAATTGTGTATTTAATTTAGCTTGTATATCTTCAAAACTAGAGGCCTTTAATTCTGCCTGGGTTAAACCTATATTATATTTAGTAAGGCCTTTAGTATTGCCTACATAAGCTTTAGATAAATCACTAGCTACTGTTACTAAGTTTTCACCGCTGCCAGCTGCAACATCTAAAGCAGTTTTTAATAAATCTTGCGACTTATTTACGCTGCCTGTAGTAGTAAGTAGTTTTTCAAATGCTGGCCGTAATTGGCTATCTGTTACGCCGCTCAGCGCTTCCATATCGCTAATAAATGCTTTTACTTTAGTGTCCTCAAAACCTAAACCTAAATTAGTTACTGTTTTAGTTAATTTAGCAGCTGCCGCTTCATCTTGTATAAATGCTTTAGCAGCGGCTTTACCAAACGCCACTACAGACGTTACGCTGAAAGCTAGACCTAAAGACTTGGCTAGTGTTTTAATACCTTTTTGTAATTTACCTGTAGCGCTTTCAGCATCTTTGAACGCTTTTTTGCCGGTAAACTCAGAAGCTATATTTACTACTACTTGTGGGTCTACAGCCATTATGCCGCCGCCTTAAAATTATTATTAAATATAATTTTGGTTTTTTCTATAGCTTTAATTACAGCTGCGTTAGTCTTGCCGCCGTCCTCAGCCCACGCTCTATAGATAGCCCGGCCTCTCATTTTTCTAGACCTACGCCCCGCGCCTGTTTGGTTGTTAGCATCTACTATTTTACCTGTGGCATCTAGGGCATCTATAAATTGTTTACCAGCGTTAGGGTTTAGGCTTTGTGAGTACTGCCTACCGGTATGTGTAGTTTTATCATAAACGCCATTTAAGTATCGGTCTACCATAGGCCCTTGAGGTCTGCCCTGTGGATTAAGTCGCCCGGCAGTTTCATAAATAGTACCTGCCGCGCTTACGTTAGCTATACGCGCTAAAGCTCTAAACCCGCTCCTATTAACTTTACTAGGCGCTGTTCTATACCCTATGCCTCTTTTAGCGGCAGCTGCATCAAATCTAGGAAATTGTCTATAGTTGGTATTGCTAGCCTCTGCCTTACTCCAGCCGCTTAAAACGGTAGCAGGTATAAAACCGCGGGCAACTGTAACTATAGGTTTTAACAAAGCTGCCATTTCTTTTTGCAATTCTTTAGATAAGTCCGGCGTAAACTTGCGTAATGCCTTGCGCGCTTCAATAGCGCCTCTTAACTCTGTTGGCATCTTGCACCGCCTTAGCTCTGTCTGTTAAAACCTTTAATATATTCTTAAGCATTACATCATCTAAGTCTAATAAGTATTGGGGCGGTATCCCGGTTTCTACTGCAATTTGTGCAATAAGATAACCAAAACTACCGCGCCCAACTATTCCAGGGGGTCATCATCTAAAACCTCAACTTTAGCTAAGGTTTCTAGAAAATCTGGCCCAAATGTCTTTACTACTTCGCCGCTAGTGCGTATGCACTCCCAGGCTAACCAGTAAACATCACTTTGCTTCTCATCATCTCTAAAGGCTTTGTGAAAACCTTTTTTAGCATACTGCTCAAAGGCATACTCAATACGCGGCGTAATCTTATGCTCGGTTACGCTGCCGTCTGCCCTTGTTATTTTAAGTTTTGCCATTGTTTGCCCCTTTGTCTAGTTATCAGCTTGTAGTAATTACTATAGGTGAATTACAAGTAAATGTAATGCTTTGTGTGGAAATATCGCCAACAGCGCCGTTAATATCAGTAGTGTTATTTACCAAAACTGTAGTGCTATACAGCGGGTTAGTAGCACTTGTAGCAGCGCTAGTTTGTTTTAGGGTTAGCGTTACAGTAGTACCCCACGCAGCTTGCAAAGTTTGCAATACGTTTGCGGTTGCTGTGTCGTTTAGAAAATCTAACGTAATAGTGCTAGCTTCCAAACCTTTTACAAACTTGTGTGCAGTATCGCCCATAGCTGTAACTTCAAGCTCGTCAAAGCTACGGTTAATAGTTGCGCTAGTAACGTGATCCGACAGGGCCACGCTATTCAGCGTAGTAACTACGCCATTAGATAGGAAAATTGCCATTTGTTATACCTCTGTTTCTTGTGTCGGTGTTTGTGCCTGTGTTTCTTTTTTGTTTGTTTCTTTAACCTCTTTAGGCAATTCTTGCCCTATCTTGATTAGAAACGCTTTTTCTTCATCTGTTAGTGCCATTTTAGCTCCAGCTCGTTAGTACGGATATTTGTAAATCACTTGTAAGTAAATCACCGCTTGGTAAAGTTAGTACGCTAGGCGCGCTAACAGCGGTAACATTAAAAACGATAGAGCTAGCAGCTAATTTATCAAACACAGCCACTATCGTATCTTCTATGCCTTGCAAGTTGCCTTCATTAGAAAACATAGGCACGGTCATAATAATTTTGAAATTAGCCATAGGTGATATAGTCGCTTGCTTATTATTGCTAGGCGTTAAATAAGGGTCTGCCGGGGCTACTACTACGCTGTTAGCTACTATTGTGCTAGGTGGAAAACTAAACGTACTCCAAACAGA